AATTCGTTCTTGAATGTTTCCGCGCGTTCCTTGTGATTATTTCCATCGTAAGGTAATTCCTTACCATACCAATTTACTTCAACGGCTATTGATGCTAAAACGTTGTGAATGTTTTTCTCAATCTTAGCTTCGTCTTTTAAGAAATGCATTGAGTCGATATACTGCGAGCCTAGCAAATCTTGTGTTCTCCATTTTAAAATCCACTTTTTGCCACCTGCTTTAAGTTTCATGTTGACTTTTCCGCCTTCAGGTATTTCGGCAATTCTATCTAGCTTTTCAAGTCGTGAAATTAATTCGCCAATTGGTAATGCTTCTGCCCATTCAAGACTCTGCCCACTGACTTCGGCAAGCATTTTCATCTTCCTAATCAGTGGGTCAGATTCAAGTTCTGCAATTAGTTTTAATTGCAAATATTGTTTAATTGTTAGTTGGTCGTATGATGTGATCATTTGTTTAATATATAATTTTACACGTTTATTGTTGCATATTTGCCACTGGCTCTATTCGTCAAATGAATTAATGCAACATATCTTAAAGGATCAATCAAATGGTTAAAGTTATCAATTGGCTTTCCTGTTTGTTTTCCTTCTTTGTCGGTCTCCCAAACATATCCGCGTAATTCTTTAATTAAGTTCACACTTGACTTGGTTACCATTAAATCGTTTCGCTTCAAAATGTCAATGCCTATCTTTATTGAGTCTGGCCCTTTTATCGCACCACGCACATTAAAGCCTTGACGCCTTAGTTCCTCGATTGATTTAGGTTCTGCACTATCGCAAATCAACTCATTGCGGTTAAATGACATAGACTTTAAAAAGTTGCCTATATCGTTATTGGTCATGTTGGTTCTATGCAGCAATTCATCAACCCAAATCTTGCCATCGTGTTTATAAACTGCAATTAATGTTGTAGGATCATTAGTAAAACCAAAGTCCATTCCGTGGGCGATTAATTTAGCATCCTCAGGGATTTTATCTACTTGTTTCCAATTATCAATAACAACTCCTTGAACCGAGCCAATCTGCCCTAATCCATAAACAGTCCACCAATTAGACCAATAAGAAGATGTTAACGCTTTTGTTTCTGCTTGCTCAATATCGTGAATAATAGTTGCAGGTAAAGCCTCATTATCTTTGTAAGTTAAAATCAAATGCTGTGAATCGCCATCTTGCATTAACTCAGTATGCGCCCAAAATTCACTTGTTGGATTAAAGTCTAAATAAACATCGCCACTTGTACGAATAGCCAATTGATGGTAGCTTTCAAAATCAATATTGTTTGCCTCATTAATATAAAGCACGTTTCTTCTTGCGCCTCGCAATTTGCTTTCTTGCTCTGCGCTAAAGAATTCAATATAACTTCCGTTAACAAATCGATAAGTTAACAAAGACCTGTTCCAATTCGCGTCAACATAACGGCCTGTCCATTCCATTATCTTTAAAAAGTCCTTCATTGCGCCACGTCTTAGATGAGGTATGGTTTCGGACACCACAGATATTTCTAAACCAGGTGTTTTGCAAGCCTTGTCAATTAGTATCGGTAAGATTCCAAATGTCTTGCCTGCACTTGTTCCGCCTTGAATGATTTTCTTTCTAGCCGTTAATGCTAGAATCCGATTAATTGCCGTTGTCCGTTTGAACATCTGGAAACAATGGTTGCTCTTTCATGACTACTTCGCTTTTATCAGTCAATCCGTTTAGTCTTGCAGTGATGCTTTGGCTATAAATGCCAACCATACCGCCTTCGATTTGGTCGTTCTTAACTTTCCTTTTAATATGAGAACACACCTCAATAAAATCGTTGTAGAATTCGCCTCTATTGTCAAAGTAATTTCTGATGCTTTTAACGCCATTCTCGTAACACCAACAATAAAAGCCATCCATTGTCAATGGTTTCTCTTTATCTCGATAAACTGCGTTGCCATCCTTACCAACGTAGTCTTGCACCTTTTTTGGGTTTGATTTTACCAACTCTAAGTATACGTTGAACATTTCAAGTATCTCGTTTGGATCGTTTATTTGCTTTGTGCCTATAGGTCTTGCCATGTTATAATATATAAATATGCTCCATATTTGCTTTACCATTACCATGCACAAAAGTAGGCATAGTGAATTGAGGTGTTAATAACCTTTTACCATTAATCTCATAATCTTTGTTTAATGTAATTCCGCACAGGCTCATGAATACATCTTGTTCATAATCTAGTTGCAAGTTATTACTCAACACCCAATCGGTCATTATTCGTTGATCATCGTCACTATTGCTAACGTTTGTTTTTTGCATTAACGATTTGAACAATTCCGATTTCATGTAATACGAACCACTATTTGCAAACTTGAATCTGCTTTTAGTATTTGGATAATTCTCGAATCGTTCAGCATCAGGCCAACAATTTATTTCGGTTGAAATTAAACTATCACTAACAATATTTAATTCGCTTGGTTTGCCCATTGCATAGGTATCGTAACCATCCAAGAAAATGAATCGTTTAATGTCTGGGTTTTGCATTAAGTATTCATAGGTCTGATTTAGCTTAGTTCCAAACCCTCGCCAACTTGCTTGGATAATTTCGTAATCATAACCTTGTTTTTGCAAAGAACGCTCTAATTGGTGCGCTCTGCTTCGGTCATCACAGACTGATATAATTTTTAATGCTTCCATTTATCAATCCGTTTTTCATTTCGTTAAATTCCTTCATTCTATAACTTGCTTCATCGCGTTTCCATTGCGTGTAATTGTTTCCACCTTCGTCTAAATGATCAATTTCGATGTGAGGTAAGAAACAATTCTTGAATCCTGCCAACTTACTTCGCACACTCATGATGGTATCGTCAAAGCCATACAAACCTGGCTGCATTAATCCACCTATTTTGTCAATCAATCTATAATTATGCAGTACACATGTACCCATTACACCGCTAACGTCTTCAACTATTATCCAAGGTTGCCCATTTTGATGCGGTAACATACGCAAAGTTGATTTAAATTCGTCATGTCTGCTTGGACTTTCAAGCAAATCCTTTCTTTTTAATCCTAACAAGCCAATTAATGGATCACGTTCAACTGCTTGTTCTAATTCATCAACCCAACCAACGCTAAGAATATCAACGTCATTGTCAATCTTGATTAGATGCTCTTTTGGTTTGCGTAATGCCCATGCTTTGTTGATGGCTTTTGCAGTTCCTATGTTTTCATCTAACTCAATTACATCGACATTTCTATTCGTGCAAGTTAAAAACTCGCTAATTATATGCTTTGTTTCTTGACATGAATTATTATCAACTATAATTAATCGATTGCAATCAAAATCCACTGTTTGATAAATAGTGTTTAATGTTTTGTGAGTGTATTTGCTCCTGCCATTTTCTTCGGTATCGTGTACCGCCATTGCAATTAACGCCATACTATTTACCTGCTGGCCTTCCTACTTTAGGCTTCTTTGGATTTTCAATCAATTGCTTTTCGTAATTAGTTAACCACCTGCCCATGTCACTAATTGCGTTAATATTGCAACCACTACATCCACCTGGTCTTATACCTGTTATGTTGTGAATTAATGATTTAATTTCAAGTAACTGTTGAGGCTGCCCAACCCAATCCGATTCGTTTTGGAATATCTTAATCAATTCGTAAATGGTAAATCGATGGCCTTCATCGGTTCTGATTTTGTTGTAGATGTTTTCGTATGTCATTAGGTTCATATTTTAAATAATATTCGTTTTGCAACAATTGAAATATAAGCACCTATTCCAGCAACGCCTAATGCGTCAAAAATTGGCTTTAATATTGGTATGTAACTTGACAAAAGAAACGCAAGCAACACGCTCCAAAATGTTAAGCACACTATGCAGTTAAATGGCTTGAAGTCCATCCAGTTTGGGAATGGTAATGGGTTGACCGAATAAAATGCCAACCAAAGAAACGCGATGCCTATACTCATAATATTGATTTGTAAAAATTGTAACGTAATTCTGCAACCTTGTCTATGTGGTATTCTTGCACATCTTCGTAAAGTTGCTCGGCTAATGTTTCTCGCAAGTCTTTTGAATCGATTAACGCCTTCATGTTTTTGTACCAATCGTTCTTATGCTTTACGCTCAAGCAATTCCAACTATGTTCTATAAGTCCAATGTATGGATTAACGTGCGAAACAATTACCGATTTCTTTTTAAAGCCTGCCTCAAGCATTTTTAAATTAGACTTCATTGAATTAAACCTATTATCACGCAAAGGAATCAAACTAATATTGATATTATCGTAAAATGTGCCATAATTCAAAACGTCAGTTGCAGGAAACGTCATAAACGAATTAGCATCTGCTGTTCCTTTTGCGGATAATATACCTGCTATTGCGCAACTCGTCATATCTGTGCCATCGTAACCACCATGCACAACAGTGAATTTAGATTCTGATTGATACAAGTATTTAATTGCGTCATGCATCAACAACACATCTTCAAAGTGAGTAATTGAACCGCTCCATCCCATGCGTGGTCTTTCAAATTTAACTTGTCTTGCCTCAAATTGATTAACTGGATTAATGCCGTTTGGAATAATACCGCATTTTGTTTTACCAATCTCAGCATTTATAACTGCTGCCAATCTTTCGTTGGTAGTTGTTACTGCATAGGCTGATTTTACTGCCTCAACTATTTGTATAGCATGGTTTTTTTGTTTAGATGCACCATGTAAGATGTGCCAAGGTGGCAAAACGTAATCATCATCTAAATCCAAGATGTATCTTAACCTAGCCTTTTTTAGTTTTAGAATCAAACTTGAATAATCACCAGTCTTAGAAAGAAATCTATTAACTATACAAAAATCGTATTGCATCAAAAAAGGAATCTCGGCCGTATCTATTTCGTTTATCATATCAACCTCAACGCCTTCATATTTGCCAATGACTTTATGTGGCTCAACTATTCGATGAAAGTCAACTCCACTAAATTTTGGATATGATGGAACTACAATAAGTATTTTCATTTAAATGTTTTTAATTTGTTTTTAACTGCTCTCAAAGCTGAGTAGCTAATGCCTGTTATCTTTGCAACCTTTTTCATGTTGCCATGTTCGTTGTAAAGCAATACGACTCTATTTTCAAACTCAGATAATTCAAGCATGAATAATTCGGCTCGTCTATTTATTTGCTCATCGTATTTGATTTCTTCAACTTCTTCTTTAATATCAGAAATGTAATAAGGCATTCTTTGCTTGTGTTCTGGTTCGTCTTGATCGTCTATGCAAATCAATTCAAACTCATTCTTTAAAACTAATTTGCCAAACGTTCCTGTCTTACTTGACATATTGCGAACGATGCAATAAAACCAAAAGTTAAGACCATCCATTCTTGGCAATCTATCTTCTGGCATTTCAAGAATCTTTAAGCATACTTCTTGCATTATGTCTTCGGCATATGAGTGATTCAAAACTTTGCAAATCTTTTTAAAATTTGGATCGCTAACTATTTTTTGAATCAATGCATTTCTCATTGCTTAGAAAAAGTATTTTGAATTTTTGTTCTTACTGCTTCCATTCCACCTGTCTTAATAATATCGTCAACCAATAACATAACTGTCACAGGTTGCCTTGTTTTCCCTTTTGGTCTTCCGCGTTTACTTTTTACTATTTCCATTTGACAAAAATATTAATTAAATTTAAACTAAAAAACTTTTAAACGAATATTTGCTTAAAATCATTTAGAGAGCGTATAACGAAGTATTTTTGTCCAAGAGATATAACACTAGTCTCAAAGTTTTTTTGAGCAATAGATTGTGTATTAACATCGTTCTTGACCTCAACAAATATAACTTGACCTTGCAAAATTACAATTAAATCACTTACGCCAGTTAATACTCCTGTTGTTTTAAAGTTCTTATTAGTGTAGGTCGCTTCGTTTGGCACACTAAATATTAAACCTAATCCTTTTCGTGTGTATTCATTTCTGAACCATACTATAATTTCTGCTTGTATTTGAAATTCTCTTTTCATTTTGGTATTTGGTAACAAAGTAACAGAAAGTAACAGCTCTCAAATCTCGACTGTTACTTAGAGTACCATACGTTGTAACACAGTAACAGTACTTTTTAAAAAGTTTATAAAATTAAATATAATAAAATTATTATATAAGAAGTTGGTAACATATAGTTATAGTTACTGTTACTGAGTTAAGTTATTATAAATCAATAGTTTGACTAAAATTAGCAAATTTCTTTTTGGTAAATTTATAAGGTCTACCAGTCTTTTTGTCTTCATTTAGGTTCGAAAATGGATGATATTTACATAATTCTGTGTTCATTTTCATTTCTGCTCTTATTATTTTTGAGATATAGTGAATTGATATTTGATTGTCGCGACTAAACCATCTTTCTTTAATATCGCTTGCACTAGCATAGAAGGATTCTATTTGCGAGTTATTTAAAAAGAAATCCTCAAGATGGTATTCTAACTCCTTACGCAAGCCTGATTTGCTTTCTTCCATGATAACGTCTAATTGGTTAGTTTTAATTTGGTCAGATGTAAATATCATGCGTGATTTAGTAAAGTCGATAGCAGGTAGTTCGGTAAGGAATTTCAAGAAGCTAGGTATTTCAGAACCAAGGTCTACTTCAACTAAAGTGTTTAATGCTTGTATTTTTGGCACTTTACGAATCCAAAAACGTATTTCATCTTCTTCTACTTTTAAGAAGTCTTCTTCTTTATTGGTGCAAAGAATCACTTTTCCATAAAATGGTATGGCGTAATTAGAAACAAACTTTTGATTTACTATTATTTCTTTTTGGGTTGCTAATGCTTTTAAGCGTTCTATCGTGCTAGATTTCTCGATTGTAGTTTCGTCTATTAAAATAATATTTTTATCGCTATAAGAACTATTAAAATCACTTGCAAGCACACTTGGCGATATTAACGCTGTGTTGTTTCCAAATAGCATAGAAATCCAATTTAAGAAAGTAGTTTTACCTGTGCCACGTTCTTTTGATACAAGGCAAAGAATCGGCAGTGGTTGTTTTGGATAAAGATATAAGCATTGCATGTAAGTTAACGCAAGCATTACTTGTTCATCGCCAAAGATATGGCAAAGCATTGTTGCCGTTGCAGGAAAGTCATCGATTGAAATATCTTGCTTGTCGGATGGCTTATGCGGGAATGGTGAATATTGATTGTAGCAACCTTCAAACACTAATGAATATTCGGTGTTATTAGGCTCGAGAGTAAAATCGTTAAATTTTGGAATCAATTGAATAAATTCTTTGCCATGATCGTCAACGATGGTTTGCTTGTTAGTTGCTTTCATAGTCACAAGATTATATCCGTAGCGGTTTGATTTAGGAAACACATGAAAGTAATCCACACCAACGCGGATGTATGGAATTTCACATTTAATAATATCAAATTTAATATACGACTCGGCATGTTCCTGGTTGCCATTAAACATTATTTCGGTTAGTAACATAAATTTGGTCGTGACACCATCGGTTTCGAGATTTTTATATTCTCTATGAATTTTGACTGTGCCATTTAATAAGTCGGTGCAAAACGTATCATAGCCATCAACAAGTTTGATTTGAATTTTTACTGACGATATTATTTTAAAATCTTTTTGTCCTGAGAATATAGAAACGAAATCGCCAAAGTGATTAAAGTAATCTATTGGGTTATATTTGTAATTTGATTTGCTCATATAGAAAGTCGATTGTTTTAAGTAGTTCTAAATTTTCTTTTTGTAATTTAAACGATTTTTTTCGAGCTGCAAGTTCGTCAAGGTAAACAGATCCAAGTCTATTAAAAACAAAGTAAAGTGATTTTAAAGTTTTAATTGCGTTTTCTTTTCTTGCTCCTTCTAGTAAATCAACCGACTCGTCAAACTTTTGAATTATTGATTTAAGGTGTTCAATTGTTCGCAGGTTTTGTTCCTCGGCTCTATCACGTTCTTCAATTTCTCGCGTTTTAAAATATAGTTGTTCAAGTGTTTCAAGGTATCTTTTTTTATAATCCATATAGTCTTTTTAATTTATCAATGATTTTATCAGT